ACGCGAAGGCTCGGTGAAATTAAGACCGCGCGGCTTAGAATTTGACGAGAGGCGCTCGAGCGTTTTAGGATCGAGCTGAGCGAAGCGGCGCTCGTTCCGTTGCTCCGCGCATCTCCGAATTCTGCGCGATCTGAATTTTACCGGCCAAGCGTTACGCCAACCTGCGCGGCTGGCGGTGCTTTGGTTTGTGTTGGCTTCTTAGTCATAACCGTAACCGTACGATTATCGTACGGCTGGCGCTCTTGGTTTCGATTTGACTTCCAAGCCAATAGAGAGGAAGATAGTTTCTTGAAGGGGTCGGGCAACAGGCTCTCCCTCTTCACTAACTGAAAGGCTTGAAATGTCCGAAGTAATTAAAAATAAAGACTTACCTAATGCCGCAATTATTGCGGAATTTAATGAGTCGTTGAAACCTGTTCTAGAGAAAGAGAAGATGTTATGGGCTCGCATGGTGGGATTCTTGAGAGATGAAACTCTCAGCGTTCGCGGTACCCAGGCCACCATTGAAGTCGTGAACGCTGAAAGCGGTTCACTTCCAACAATCGCGGTGACCGCCGTTCAATACTTTCTCGCTGCTGCTGAGATTTATGATTCCGTAGACGGCGCAGAAATTGTTCCTCTGTTTGATTTGTTAAATGTAACGATTCAAGGAACACGCAAAACCAACAAAAAGCGCTTCTCTGCAATTGTGAAAGATGCTAAGAATTTTGATGCGCTTCGAAAAACTGTAGAAAATTTGCCTAAGAAGCCTTCGGCTCAATCCGAGCCAAAGATAAAGGGCGTAGATAATATCTTGAAAGCATTATCCGAGGCTCTAGAAGCCGAAGATTTTTCGGGAATTCTGAAAGACCCTGATATGGCTGATGCGGTATCCAAGCAATTGACGGCGTGCGCGAAATTAACGCGGACTCCTGCTCACCCTGCGGTTATGGCGAAACTCGCATAACCTAAGCGCGAGGCGCTCGACTCTTTCGAGGGTCGGGCGCTCCCGCATGTCGTACGATAATCGTACGCCGACACGCCGCGAAAAAAGTTTGTGTAGGGCGTAAGCCCTACGCATTAAGGGGGGTGCGCGTTTCGCGCACTATTTGTCTTTGATCTTTGCGCGAAGCGTGCTTTAGCGCGAGCCTGCGAGCGTGCCTTAGCGCGAGCCTGCGAGCGTGCCTTTGTTTGTGTTGGGTCGGGAGAAAGACATAGCCGTTTTGGTGATGTGTACGATAATCGTACGGGCTAACAAGCGCCACCAACCGCGCTGACTTAGCCGCCTTCGGTCTGGTTTGTGTCGGTTACATAGTCATAACCGCAACCGTAACTCACTTGACTTAGCCAGCCAATGAGAGTAAAATGGTGCGCGTGGGGGATAACTATGTCCACTCACCTGTACGATAATCGTACAGTTACTTGAAAGGATTTATATGTACTATGTACTCGTAACAGACATAATAGCAGTAATGTGCTTACTCGTATCATGTATAGCACTCGTAACACTTGTAACACTAGCCAACCGCAAACT